CGCCGGTCGCAGTGCTGTTACCACCACCGCCACCCCCGCCGCTGTCGCCTTCACCGCCGCCCTCGCCACCAGCGGTCGAGAAGCCGGCCTCACCGAAATGCGATCCAAGGTTGAACTGGGTTACTCCAACCCCATCCGGCCAATAATCCGAGCCGCCCTGATCCACGGTCGTCGTGGCGATATTGCCGCCTCGACCACCACGGCCCACCGTCGTTGTGGCACCAGAACCGCCCTGACCTGCCCCAAACTGGATTTGAACGCCTCCAAGAGTGTTTGGGAGATCGACCGTCGCGAGGGATGGCGTGGAGCCATTGGAGCCGTTGCCGGCCCCGTTACCAGCACCGCCCGCCACGCCGGCAATGGTCGTGAACGAAAGGTCGATGCCGCCAAGTTCCGAGATCCAATCGAACTCGAAAAACCCGCGAGCGCCGGAACCACCACCGCCGCCGCCGAAGCTGGTGGAACCACCGCCACCGCCGCCCCCAGGTCCTTGCCCATAGATCACCAATTCGGTGACATTGAGCGGCAAGGTCATCGTTTCTGTCGTGCCGGTCGCGCCGTAGTTGGTTTTCGTCACCGTGCGCTTGAGCGCAATCGGAGCGACCCAAACGTCTTCGCTATTGTCCCACGACAGGGTGACAGGAGAGTTCGCCTGAAGGTCGTTGGCGGCAAGGTCCTTATAGAGCGAACCGTTTACGCCATCGCCGTTCGCAAGGGTGCCGTTCGGGGTTGTGAAGGCAGTCGCGTTTCCAGCGGAGCCGTGGTTATGCCGGAAGTTGATGGCGTTGCCGGTCAGGAACAGCAGGGGCTTGGTCGAGTAGCTGTCATAAACCCGCCCGCAGGGCATGTAGGCGCAAAGGCCGTTGCCGGTCTGGAACCTGCGGAGTTCCCTGCTGTCTGAAAGATCAATATAGCCGTCGTCGAACAGGACGTGCGCCAGATCGCCGTTGAGATGCTGCGTGTTGTTGTCGGCAGCGATGTCCCACCGGGTCGCGGTGTAGTCGATTGTGTCGTTCGTCGCGGTCGGGCTGGCCTGCTTATCCGAGACACCGTTGACGTAGATGTGCGTCGTGCCCGTCGCGAGGTTCCACGACGCCGTAACCACGAGGTCGCCATCCGCCGCCGTATATGCGGTGTTCGTCCGCATATCGAGGATCAGGGATGCGGCGGCATTCCTACCAAGGAACCTGATCTTGTTGTCGGTGCCCTTGAAGACCTTAAAGTTGCCGTTGCCGTTGGTGATGATCGTGGTTGCCGTGGCGTCGTTTCCCTTGAAGTCAACGACGAAGTGGACAAGGCCTTCCTTCCCATCTGCAATGCCGGTAAGATCAGCCGCGCGGGAAATCCAGGTCGAGCCGTTGAAGTTCGTCGTGTTGATGCCGTAGCGCGATTTCAGCCGCTTGCGGATCGGAGCGTTCACGCCGTCGATAGTGACCGCGACGGGGCCGGTGTTCGCTGAAACGGGGGTGTGGACGTGGATGCCCTCAACAGCCTGAGCGACCCACGTTCCATCGGCTCCGAGGACCTTGTTGGCCGCCGCATCACCGGCGGAGGGAGCGGGAACGAGACCCTTGACACCACCCGCGCCACTGTCTCCGGTGAAGGCGTCCAGAATGACCGTCGCCTGAGTGCCAGACAGAGCGGTCGGGACGCCCGTTCCTGCACCGGAAGCCCGGCCGATAATGGTGGCCTGAGCAAGGTCGGCCATCTTGGCGAGGGTGACCGCTGCGTCAGCAATCTTCGCCGTGGTAACGTTCGCGTCCTTGATCTTCGCCGTCTCGACCGCATCAGTGGCGAGCTTTGCCGCCGTAACATTGGCGTCGGTGATCTTGGCCGTCGTAACGGCAGCGTCCGCCAGCTTCCCGGTCGTGACGTTCAGGTCCGCGATTTTCGCCGTAGTGACATTGCTGTCCGCGATCTTCGCAGTCGTCACGTTCGCATCGACGATCTTTGCAGTCGTGACGCTATCGGTCGCGAGCTTTCCCGCAGTGACATTCGCATCCGCGATCTTGTCGGTCGTGACGTTCGCGTCGGCAATCTTGGCCGTGGTCACCGCCGCATCGGCAATCTTCGCGGTCGTGACGTTGGCATTGAGGATTTTCGCCGTAGTCACGACATCATTTGCGAGGCCAGCCGTGACCACAGCCGTCAGCGTCGCCTTGCGCGTAGTTGTCCCGTCGATGGGAACAACGTCTGATGCTGACGGGGACGCTTCGCTCGGAAGGCCATTGATGCGAATGTCGGCCAAGGGCTTTCTCCAATGAAAAAAGCCGCCCCGAAGGACGGCTTAGGTCTTGATGATGATGTTGGTGATTGCCGCAGGTGGCATGTTGTTGTGAGCGTCACCCGAACCGGATGAGCCGGAAGCGGTCGAGCCGGTCAGGGAGACGGTCAGGTCTCCGAAGGGCTGGCGAAGGGATTCAAGGCTTTCGCTGAACTCTTCAATGCCAGAGCCGACCACCAGCCGGCCGGAAGTCGGGGTTCCGAACGGACCACCGGAAACACCCCACCCGTCCCGAGGAACGACAACCTGGGAGGCCGTGGTGTGGGTATGAGCTGCGAGTTCAGCCGTGGTCAGGGTGTGCGACTGAGAGCCGCCAACCGCGCCGAGAGTTGCGCCATCGACGCCGCTCCCCGCCGTGGTGAGGCGGCCGGCAGCCGAGCCGCCCATGTCGTCCTTGCCAAACGGGGTTCGGCCCTTGAAGTCGGGGACGTTGAACGTCGTCGATCCATCGCCCGCGCCCCAGGTTGTCCCGATGGCGGCAAACAGGGCCGAATAGGTTTCGCGGGAGACGGCCTGTCCGTAACAGAGAAGCCAGCCGGTCGGTGCGGTAGGGCCGGCATAGGCTGCGAGCTTGCCTGGAGGGGAGGCCAGAACAACGGCAGCGGCAATCAGGGCCTCGACCTGCGTCAGCGACGTTGCATCAGTAGAAGCCGAGCCGCTTCCGAGATTGGTGATGCGAAAGCCGCCCATGGGGAGGGCCGCCTGCATGGCACCCGTCCCGTTCCTCGGGAGGGAGCCCGTCAGTGCTTGAGCCACGTCCTCAAGGGGCGTATTGTGCTGGCTCGCGAGAACGGTTTCGCCGGTCGTGGCAAGGTATCCGTTCGGTAGGCTGTAAACGGCGCTGCTATCGCGGGGCATGGACTGCTCCAAACGGAAAAAGCCCCGCTTTCGCAGGGCTCAGGAGGGCTGATGTGGTGGTGGGTGCTGGCCGTCGTTCTTGCCCTATGGGCGAACGTCTGGGGCTTTCACGGGATTGAGTGGTATTCGCTCGGTCTCGGCTTCTTTACCGGCGGGATGCTGATCTGCTGGGCCGTCGAGATGACCGGGAACAAGGTCCCCGATTCATGGCGCAAGGGCGCGGGTTCCGGCAGTGGTTCCGCCGCCGAGAAGTAGGGCGTTGATCACGGCACGCTGTTGAGGCGTCACAGCCCCGGCGTTCCGCATGAGGTAGTTCTGAACCGGCCCTGTCATCATGAGGGCACCGGCAACCTTCGGAATAGCCGCACCCGCAGCCATACCGGCCAAGGTCCCGGCAGGACCCGCCCCGGTTCCGGCAAGCGCCCCGACAACCGCAGGCACACTTGTCCCAAGAGCCCGGACAGCCGTTCGGCTCGCCGTGCCGCTATCTGGCAGCGGCTTCATGAGGGCTTCACCGGCCCTTGCCAGTTCAGCGAAATCGCCAGAGCCCCGAGCGTAGCTGCGGCGTCCCTGTGTGCTGACAGTTGCATTGCGAAGGGCAGACGGGGAGATCAGGCCAAGAGCCGCGTTCTCACCCGCGCCAGTGGCCGCCCGTTCAATGGTCAGGAGGTTGCGGTATTGGTTGCGGGCCTCACGCCACAATCCCGCGTCCGTAGGGTTGACGGAGGCGATAGACCTTTCCATCGCGCCATCAAGCGCGTCGCGCATCCCATAGAGGGCGGTCCTGAGTTCAGGGTTATTCCCCGCGCCTCTGGCAGCCCTTGCAAGCTGGGATGAGATCGACTGATAGACATCGCCCGCCATGGGGCGACCGCCCCTCAGGGCATCGATAATATCGCCGCCGATCTTTTCAACGAACGGCGCTCGCTGCGAGGGCGGGACCATAGCGCCGTAGTCACGAACGGCAGCGTGGAAATCCTGCACGAACTGCTGATCGGGCCGCATGGTGTTGCGAACGGCAAGGTCATCGAACTGCTGACCGATGCGCGTGAATGCCTTGTCAAGAACCTCTGGCGTGGCGCGGGTGGCCGTCTCGCCGGAACGACGAAGGGCAGCGGCGGTGAACTGCTCGCCCTGCCTCTCTCCGATGGACGCGGCACGAGCCCCGCCAATCTCTCCCTCGGCATAGCGAAGGCCACGGCTTCCCGTCACCTGACCAGCCGTGAGGTCCACGCCCTCGTTCCTGAGAACCTGGGCGGCAGCCTGACGCTCTGGCGTAGTGCCAAAGGGGGCAGCGGCACGACGAACACCGGCAGTCACGCCGGAAACGATAGCGGGGGCCGCGAGACCGACGCCGCCACCGGCCAGAGCGCCGCCACCGGCCTGCATCGCGCTATCACGAAGCCCTTCACCTGCACCGAAGCCCTGAACAGCGCCAAGGCCGGCACCCTCAAGGCCGGACATGGCGGTAACGCGCCCAAGGCCAGAGCCGCCCTGAATGGCGTTTCCAGCGAGGGACGCACCAGACCGCACGAGACCAAGGCCGGTCCCGACGCCGCCCGCAATCTGGGATGCGCCGTATGTCATCGGATATTCGGCCTGAGCAGCCTTGTTCCCGGCCCTCATCTGATCTCGCGACGCCGTGTAGCGATCCGTCGCGCCTGATCCGAAGACACCGGGGGCAAGATACTCAGCCCCCATCCTGACAGCGCCACCGATGAGGTTGTGCGGGAGGATGCCACCACCCGCCGCCTGAAGGCCGGACACCTCGTCATTGAGGCCGAAGGTGATGCCCTGAGTAGCACCACGAAGGGCGGCTTCCGTCATGCTGGATTGCGAGCCAAGCGTCGTCTTTTCGGCGACCTGCTCCTTGGTGACAGCCTGCCCCGGCCATTCTTCAACGACAGTGCCGGGCCATTGCGTCATCGGACATACTCCCTGCCATCAGGGGTGCGGTATCGAGTGCCGGGGGGGAGAGCCTGTGCCTCTGCCGGCGTCTGGACAGACCGAACACCCGTCTGAGATGCAGAGCCGCCGAGTTCTGCGATGCGGCGCTGATTGAGGGCGATACGCTCTTCTGCGGCCTGCTTGGCACGGCTAAGGATTTCGCCACGCACACGCTCGGGGGCGTCAACAGCACCTTCAACCTCAAGCAGGATTTTGCGCTCACCCTCAGTCGGGTTTCCGCCAAAGATGGACTTCAGCGAGGACAGGACACCGCTCATTGCCGAGTTGCGGAAAATCTGCGTGTCCTGCGCGCTCTGGACACCCATTTGGCCGAGAACATTGGCGCGGGCTCCAGCGGTCCAGCCGGTATAGGCCGTGCTGTTGAGTTCAATCGCCCGGTTGATGGTCCGAAGCCCGCTCTGAGCCTGAGCAACGGCATCCTCAGCGGCGCGACGGGCCGCCTTGTCCGATTCCGAAAGCCCGCCCTGCGCCGCGCCACCAACAGCCAAAAGGGTTCCGTCAGGCTTCAACTGATAGGGCCGAGTGTCGCCCTGAGGGATACCGAGGCGAGCGCGCTCTGCCGGGTCGGTGACCGTGCGAACGCCCTCAATGCGCGGGACAGCGGCAGCGCCACCGACAGGGCGCGTTTCACCAGTCGTCGGGTTGAACGTCCCGATCACATTTCCGGCAGCATCCTTGATCGGTTCGAGTTTCGGCGGGGCATTTGTTCCGGTCGCAAGGGTTCGGGTTTCGCCAGAGCGCGGATTGATCCCGAGAACAGTCCCGTCAGGACGGGAAACGATCTGCATCTGCTGCGGCGTCAACGACTGCTGAAGGATCGATTGCGCCATCGCCTGAGTGCCAGGCGGTGCCCACGGGTTGTTGAGCACCTGAAGGGCAGCGGCGACGCGAGACTGCGGAGACGCGGCGGCCTGTGCGGGAGCCGCCTGAGGCGCGGGAGCGCCCATGGCAGCCGCTACGGAAGCCACAGGGGCCGGTTGAGCGGGTGCGGGCTGCGCCGGTGACTGCGGAGCCGCTGCGGGCGTCTGCGGCCTCCCCAGGGCCTGTGCGATCATCTCGACAGGATTACCGCCACCAAGGCCCGCGCGAAGGTTCTGAGCCTCACCGGGGGCAAGCGACTGCTCGTCCCTCAGAAGCATCAGGCGATCACGTTCATTCATGCCGCCCATGGGGGTCTGCGCCATGGCGGGCTGTGCCTGCGGAGGCGGTTCGATGTTCGGACGCGCCATCGGCATGGGGGCCTGCATGGGGGCCGCAACAGCGGGAGCGGCAGGCATCGGCGCAGCGGACACCGGAGGGGCGGGCTGAGCCTGCATCGGCGGCGTGATCTGCTGCCCGGCCATCATGCTATCGACGGACGGGGCCGGGGACATCGCCTGCGAGGGCTGCATTCCAGCCTGCGCGATCTGGTCGAACGAACGGGCGCGCGGGTCCATCGGGCCGGGGGCGGCCATCCGCATCGTGTCGAACGTGCCGGCAAGATCAGGGACAGGAAGCGCGCCGCTGTCGGGCAGGTTGCGACCATCGATCAGCGGGGCCGGATCGGAGCCGTCGCCGCCGTCGAGACTGTCCGGGGGCTGTGCGACAGGGGCCGCGACGGGAGCGGCCTGCGGAACCTGGATGCCGGACGCGATCTGCCTGATCTTCGCAGCATAGTTCGGATCGGTGGCGTAGCCGGAAGCGCCAAGAGCCTGGATTTGCGCATCAAGCCCCTGCGCCTGAAGCATCGGGCGGTAGCGCGGGTTTTGCCTCAGAAACTGTGCATATCCGTCTGCACTCTCACCCATCGAGCCATATGCGCGGAAGCTGTCTCGGGTGCGGATGGGCTGGCCGTTGACAACCTCAGTCGTGGCGAAGGTGTTTCCACCCGGAACGCCGTGGCTCTTGATGCCGAAGAAATTGTTGCCGGGGGCACGACGCCCCCACCCGCTTTCGAGGGCTGCCTGAGCGATGACAATGCGCGGATCAACGCCCGTCTGCTGCGCCACCCTCTGGGCGTGCGGCATCATCTGGGCAACGAACTCCTGAGAGCCGCCAGAGAACGACGCGGGGGTGGCCGGGGCGGGAGAAGCCGGCGAAGGCGCAGGAGCCGTCGCAGCGCCACCCGTCCCGCCAGAAACCGTGTCAGGGGCAGTCATCCCGCCCATGAGGGCAGCGGTTGCCGCCTGACCAGACGCAAGGCCGGCCTGCTGTGACTTCCTCGCCTCATCTTCCATGGAACGGGCGATGAGGGCCTGACCAATCGCGTTCAGCCCCTCCCCCACGTTCTTCGGGGCGCGGCCAAGCGCACGCGCAATCATGGCCTGAGCAGCCTTGCGCTTGTCGGAAAGCTCCTGAGGGGTCGCGGGAAGGCCGGGAGCGCCGAAGATAAAGCCGGTCATCAGGCGGCCCTCATGATTGAACCCATCGGAAGGGCTCGGTCATAATCAACAGCGAGGAACCCGCTGGGCGTCTTCGCAACAGCCTCAGGATGCTTCTCGGCCACTTCCTGAGCCATCAGGCCCATTTGCGGCGTCGGGTCGCCCTTGTAGCGATAGGAATAGATATTCTGCCCATCATCGGTCTCACCGACCTTCTTGATGTTTTCCTTCAGGCGCTCATCCGACCACTTGTAGATACCCGCCGCACCAAGGCCGAACAGCCCGCCCATGATCGAACTCGTCTGGGCGTTCTGGGCGTTCACCGCCGCAACTTGCTGCTGGTAATTGTTGTTGATGATGCCGGCCACGTCCGTCGTGGGGATCTGGCTCTGCGGGGTCTGCATGAAGTTCGGCTGAGACACCTGCCCGCCGTTCAACAACGCCGAAATCTGGTTGATGCGCTGGTTGTCCTCGGTCAAAAGCTCCTGAGACGCCTGCCCCCTGCCCTGCAAGAGAAGCTGGTTATAGGCGTCGTTCTGCTGCTGCCCCTGCTGGCCCATGGCGTTGTTCCACGCCGCAGAGCCCTCCCGGATGCCCTGATTGGTCAGGCGCGTCCTCAGGGCCTCATCACGCTGGGCGAACATCGGGTTGAGACGCTGGGAGCCAAGCTCAAACAGCCGGCTTTCAACGGCCTCATTCCCGAGCTTGAAATTCCCGGTAAGCTGCTGACCAAGGGTCCCCGAGAGGTTGTTTCCAAGGGTTGCGAGATTGAGGTTTGCCGCGTCCTGCTGGCCTTTAATCGCCTGCTGGTTCTGGGAAAGCGTCTGCGTCTGGGTAAACCGGGGAATATCGTAGGTTTGACCAGTATAAGGGTCTTTCCACTGATACGTGCCGGACTGCTCGTAGTTGACCGAGCCGTCAGGCGTCACCTGGTTCATGTTGTTCAGGTAGGAATTGGCAATCGCCGTCCCGACGTTGGTTGAAGTCGAGCCCGCCGCCGTTTCCTTCGGATCGGGGGGCGCGGGAGGGGATTGTTTGCCCATCAGGCGTTCTCCTTATGGAAGCCGTTCCGCTTCCACGCATCGTCGGTGAGCCAGAAGATGCGTTCAGCCTCTTCGCGGCCCCTCAGACGGGGGATGGTGACGTGCTCGAAACCGTATGCGGTGAAGATGCGAAGCAGCCGGGCGTTGCGCTCGGACACGCGCGTAACCGCCATCTGGCAGCCGGCGACGTTGAACACGTAGTTGAACATTTCCCAGAGGACGCGGCGGGTCAGCCAGCGCGGGGTCGTCGCTGCGGAGTGAAGTTCAATCACCCCGGCTTCGGGCTGCCAGTTGTTGAACACGACAGCCCCGACCAGTTCTTCGTCAAAGACCCCCATCACCCGGTATGGAGGCTGAAACGGACGGGTCAGGCCGATATGAGAGGCGCACCAGTTGGCAATGCCCTCTGCGGTCTGTTCCCGCCCCCAGATGATCCTCAACTCACGATGTCTCCGACCTGATAGGTCACGTCGAGGCGGATGATCTCAGGATCGATCGGGACGACAGCGCCGGACGTGATCTTGACGGCAGCGGAAATCGCGTAGCCGGTGCCACCGACCGACTGCCACTTCTGACTGATGGTCGTTGAAACACCCGCACCCCATGAGGATTCGCCCCAGATGGCCGTTCCCCATGCTGCGGTATCCGGTGGGGTAGCAGCATCTGGCGCAACAGCGGCCGTCTCGTCAAAATCCGCCCGGAAGGTGATGCGCTCGTTGAACTGCGAAACAGGCCCACGAATGGTCGCACGCGCCATCTCACCGACCTTGAGAGAGGCCGGCATTCGCAGATCATCGAAAAGCGGGGCATAGGTGCCCGTGTAGGTCGCACCCTCATCCGCGCCGGTGACGTTCGCTTCCGTTACAAGGCCCTCGGTCGAGCCGAAGAACAGACGACCGCGCCAGACCTCCATGCAGGTCGCTCGCCAGCCGGTGAACCGCGCCCAAGCGCCCGTTCGTGAGTTGGCGACGTAGAGAACCGGATCGTAGGTCTCATTCGGGGGGGCAACGGCGACAAGTTGGCTTTCAGGCCAGACGGCGCAATGCCAGGAACCGGTCGGACGGAGAAGAACGGTATCGTTCCACGCCTCTTCGATGGGGTAAGACACCGCAGAGGGAGAGAGGGCCGCATAATCGCGCTGGATGGCCTGAGACAGCGGAACGAAGCCGATGGAGGTAGCAAGGACGAGATCGCCGCCCGCCCTGATCCACGCCTTCTTTCCGAGGGGCTTACCAACACGATAGACGCCGACCTTTTTCCAGTCGTTGGCATCGCCCGGATTGGAGCCCTGATAGACCGCAACCTCACCTTCCGTGGTGACGAAAATGCACTGCTCCGAAAGACCACCTGATGCGCCGCTATCCAGAGACCAAGAAGCCCCGAAGAGAAGCGATCCGCCGCGCTGGAACACACCGCCAAGCGGGATTTCCGTCAGTGCCCCGCCGATGCTGTCAACCGGCAGATACCAAGCCGAAAGGCTATCCTTTTCGGTGAAGAAAAGACGGTTCTTGTAGGCCCAGACGAAAGAGAGAGAAGCCGTGCTGATCCCGGTGACGGCAGCCGCCGCAAGGGCCGATGCTCCGTTGGCCGTAGCCGAGCCCCCACCGCTTCCGGTGATGGTTTCGTTGTCTGTATAAGGCCCCCCGGAAACACCGGTCAGCCACAGCGTCCCGGTGGTTCCGTTGTCGATGATCTTTTGAATGGTCGCTGTCGCGCCGGAGGTCCCGCCCGTCAGGGTTCCGGGCATGACAAAGGTGACGGTTTCCGCATCGTAGTTGAGGGTGTAGAGACCGCCCGTCAACAGCGGATAGAAGGTTGTCCCGTCATAGAGAAACCCGAAGTCGGCCCCATTGACGCCGACAAGGAAAATACCCCCCGTCGTGGCGAACTGGACAACGACCCAATCGCCGGAGGTCGTGTTCTCATAGACTTCGTAAAGGCCTTCGGTCGAGGACTGTGCGAGGTAATCCCCGCCGTCCGTCTCGATGATGTTTCCGAGATCGTCAACCAGCCTGTAATTGTAGGCCGATACAATCGTGCTGATGTTGTAGATCGCAGCGTCCGTTGCGCCGAAAAGCTCTTCCTGAGCGCCGGCGACATACGAGAACAGCGACTTGGTGGTCAGGCTTCCATCACCAAGCTGCGCATAGCCCTCCTTCCCCCTTCGCAGGATGGCAGAGGTGGCGGTGGGGAAGAAGTTGTCGAGGATGGCAGCGCCAGGCTGCACGCCCTCCTGATTGGGAAGCGCAAGGTTCCGGTTGGCAATCCAGCCGCCAGTCGGTGCCGGGAAGCTCTTGAGACGTGCGGTGCGCGGCTTGACCGCCCTTGCCGGCTTCCTCAACCGAGTTGCCCCGGATAGCTGAAGCGGCTGCCCCAACGCGACCGCGCCGGTCCCGTTGCGATGATCCTCGCCCCCTTGTCGCGGGCAATAGCCGTCGCAAGATCGCGCTCGTAGGTCTCCATATCCTCGGCATATTCAAGACGCTTCTGCTGACGCCAGCGCCATACAAGGCCAAGCGTCAGAAGCCTCTCGTCCAGAACGAAGCTATCGTCATCAGCCGTGAAGGTGGCCTTGGCCGATCCGGTGGCCGGGGTCACGATGTTGGAGCTGATGTAGTAGAACTTCGCCACGTCACCGGTCGGGATGGCGGGAACCGTCTTGAAGTCCCCCCCGAGGATGATCCACATGCCGGGGTGAGCGTATCCCGTCACCGTATTGGCATCGGTCCATTCGTTAAGGTCGCGGGCGCGGGTATAGCGCCACGTCTCCCATGCGTTGGAATGGACCTCCTGACCAACGGGCATCCGGTCATAGTCGGACGGGAGATCGAAGGACACGGTGGTCCCGTCGCCCGTGAACGTCGCAAGGGTGGTCAGGTCTCGCCAGTCCCCCTTGTCGGCAATGTCACGGGCAACGTCGTTCACAAGGTCGCACAGCTCTACCTCAAGGGTTTCCGTGGACTGGAAAAACGTCGTCGGCTTACGCGAGACGAGTTTGACAGCCGCCGATTGGAGAGCCGTGAGAACGGTCATGCGGCCTCTTTCTGCCTGTCGGCTTCCATCGCCATACGGACCAGCGTTTCATGGCTCGGGTTGCCCCTCGGAGCCGCACCGGTCACGTCCTTGATGAACTGCTTCAGCTCATCGTCCGGCATGTCGTTGAAGGGCGAGACCTCCACAGGATCGGTCTTGGGAAGCGGCGACTTCAGCGCCTCGGCAAGAGCCGCCTTCAGTTCCTCGACCTCAGCGGCGAGGCGGGTCACGACAGCGGAACCGGTGGCGTTCTCAAGATAGGCGATGGCCTGGTTCTTGAGTTCGCGCCCGCCCTGCCCGATGGCCTTCAGTTCGTTACCATCCAGAGCCGCGAGGGTTTCGGCGGTATAGACGCTGAGCGCCTTGAGTTCGGACCGCTTGGAGGCGGAGAGGAAGGGCAATTCGTCAACCGGCGTTCCCGCCATGGTCTGCGTCTGGCCCATCTTGAAGCGGCGATACTGGTCCGGCCAGCGTTCGGCGTAGGTCTGCGGCTGCGACGTGCCGTCATCGGTGCGGACGTGCGCCCAGACATGATGCGCCGGGAAGACAGAGACCTGATAGCGGTTGCCGGGAAACTTGACCTCGACGACTTCCATTTCGTCGAAGATCGGGCGGCCAGCCTCTTTCGACTTGGCCTCATTCTTGGTCGTGTGGATCTTGAATACGGGAACAATCCGGTCTGCGTCGGCCATTGGTGGTCCTTTCTGAGAGGGTGCAAAGAGAAAGGGGCGAGGTTTCCCCCGCCCCGATCAGTCGTTACGCAGCGAGCGCGTCATCCATGAACGGACGATCGATCTCGAACTCGGCAAGGCCGGACGACGGGGTGCCCACAGCCGACGCACCCTTGGCGCGCTTCACGCGGTCACCGGCAACGATGGCATCGTCAACCGAGCCCGCCGTCGCGGTCGCATAGACATTGGCATTGTCGACAAAGCCCGTAAGAGCCTTGCCCACTGCCTTGCCGCCGATCTGATACCAGCCGTAGGTATCGGCAACCGTCGCAGCCATGGCGACAGCAACCGGACCGATGGCGTCGGCGGCGAGCAGCGTGACGGAGTAGTCGTCCGCGCTATAGGTCACCCACGACCCAACGGCGACGGAAGCCGCGCCCTTGAGATAGATGAACTCACCCGCGCCGTAGGTCGGATCGGTGGCGCGAACGATGTCGCCCAGCTTGTAAGCGCCCGGATAGGTGCCCGCATCGACATCGCCGATCTTGGGGCCGCCCAGGAAGCCATTCATGATAGTGAAGGCCATTGAGGTTTCTCCTCAGAGGATGAAGGTGAAAAGGGCGAGGTTTCCCCCGCCCTCAGGATCACGAACCGGTGTTGCTGTCGTAGAAGCGCCAGTTGAACAGCGGGTTGGTCATGGTCAGTTCGCCCATCCAGCCGAGATACTGGGCAATGGCGTCCTGGTTGATCGGCATCTGGCCTTCGCCGTCGAACAGCTTGGTAAAGTTGCGGTTCGGATTGTAGCGAATGCGCAGGCTGTCCGTTTCCAGACCATAGGTCGTGTTCGCCGGCATGTTCGAGCCGATACCGCCATCAAGGACGATCTCGGCGCGCTTGCCGCCACCCACATATTCCAGAGACGAGAAGCCGAGCTTGGCGAGCGAGCCTTCCTTCTGGATGCGCTGGATCGACACAGTAGCGGCGTCATACGCCTCATAGTGTTCCGGCGACATGATCAGAAGGTCGGCGTAGCGGCGACCACGGGACCGGGCCGTCATGATCCGATTGAGGAACGGACGGATGGTCGTGGACGAGACCTGAGTGCCGATGCCAGTCGCGAATGAGTGGGCATCGTAGGTCGTGGTGCGCCAGATGGCATTGTCCACGCGCGAAATACCGCCATACGTGCCCGAGTTGGTCACGATGGGAACGGCGGTCGCGAGGCCGGTGAGCTGCTTGCCGCCGTTGGCCGTGCCGTCCGAGTGGATGGCCGTGTCCATGGCGTCTTCAAGCGACTTCTCCAGGATCTTCATGTAGGTCTTGACGACCGAACGGATCTGGGAAGCGCCCTCGTTGTTCAGAATTTCCTCGTTGGAGAGGGAAAGCGGAACAGCAACCATCTTCGGCGTCCAATAGGCGTCGTTGATGGCCTCGAAAGGCGGGTTGTCCAGAAAGTCGTAGCCGGAATACCACTGGGCATCGGCCTTATCGATCTGGAGGGATTCACGAATGCGGGGGCCGGAATAGGGCTCCCACAGGCCCTTGCGGTTCATGACGGCAAGGAGGGGGTTGGCGTTGGACACAAGGTCCTGATAGCCGGGGGCGCGCTCTTCAAGGGTATTGGAGAGCACCTGCTGGTATGCAGCGACGGTGTTGATTGCCATGATGGCAGCTCCTAGCCAGTGCGCGCGAATGCGCGTTCAATGGCGTCATCGAGTGAGGGGGCAGGACCCTTGCGCGGGGCCGGGTTTGAGCCGGTCGCGGGCGATCCCGTGATGGACTTCTGGCCTGCCGGGTTGAGCGGAGCAGGCGGGGTAACTGCCGTTGCCGGCGCGGAGGCCACTGACGCGGGGTTGAGCCGTTCCGCCAGTTTGTAGGCCTCCGAAAGACGTTCGCGCGGGGTCAGGTGCGCGGGAACCTTGTCGCTCTGGAGGAAAAACGCGATGTCCTCCGAAAGCTCATCGAACCTGGGGTGATCCTTGGCAAAAGCGGCAACTTCGGCGTTCGTCGCCGTGGCCTGCTGCTGCTGGATCGATTGGGTAACGCCGCCCACCATCTGCTCAAGCTGCGCAATCTTCGCGTTCAACTGCTGGATGGTCGAGGACTGGCGGGATGCCTGCTCGTCGGGCGACTGGTTGAGGATGTGCGCCGCAACGTCATGGAGTGACAGCGGGCGACCGTCAGGGGCCTTGAGGTTGAGATTGGCAACGATCTGCTCAAGGCCAGCAACCGGGTCCTGTTGAAGTTTCCGTTCAATCCCAATGTAGTTGTCGAGCGCCTGCTTGACGGTCGTTCCGTGCTTTTTTGCAAGCTCCGCATATTCACGGACTTCGCTGTATGCCTCGGCGTCGGCCTTGTATTTCTGGTGGCCCTGCTCAAGCTCCTTGATCGCCCGATGGACCTCGGCTTTCACCGGATCGGGGGCGGTCTCCCATGCCGTCTTGGCGTCGGGAGAGAAGCGAGACGGGGGCTCGCGATAAGGTGCGTCGGGGCGGGTCTCAGGACGCGCTTCGGGGGCCTCGACCTTCGCCTCTGTCTTGACTTCAGACTTGACCTCCGATTTGGCCTCGACCTTCGGCTCTGCTCCCTTGGGCTCAACCCTCGTTTCGGGCTTGGCTTCGACCTTGGGTTCCGCCCTCTTGGCCTCGACCTTCGCCAGAGCCTTATCGAGGGCGGCGTCCAGCGAGGGCTTTTCCTGCGGAACCTGGGAACCAAGAGCCTGCGGAAGCGTGGTCTGGCCGGTGTCAATGGGAGCGCCTTCAGACAGCGGGGCGCTGTCCGGCGCAAGAGCGTCGGTCATGTGATAATTCCTGTCTGAGAGGATGCCTTAGAGGCGCGAAATCGCCTTATCGATGGCCCGGTCAAGGCCCGCTTCGTCGGACTTTCGCTGCGGCGTCCTGAACCGCTGAGGATCGTTTCCGACCTCAATGCACCCGTTCTGCCGGGTGATCTTCCTGAACGTGGATTTGGACGTGTAGTGCTTCCCGTCGCAGGGGTGCTCAGTCTCGTCCATCGTGTCGCTGATGAAGTGGGGCACAGGAAGACCGGAACGGGCCTGCGGGGCCTCCCTGTCGATCCTGCGGTATGTCTGGCGGCCGTGGCCGTTATCAACCCACGCGTACCTCATGGCACAATCGGGTCCGTCACGAATTTGACCGGAAGGCCGCCCGAGGCAACGACCGTCACCGCAAGGCCGATGCCGTTTGATGCCTCGGTGATCGGAAGACCCTCGTCAGCCCCCGTCACGGGAAGCCCGCCGCTAACGACCGTCACTACCGGGAGCGCCATTCTTTGCCCTCGCTTGCTGCTCGACCAACTGGCTCTTCTGCTCAAAGGCCATCTGGTTTTGTTCGACCTTCTGAGCCTGCTCGACAGAGCGCATTTCCGCGTCCTGCTGCTTCATGCTCATGTCGATCTGTGCCGTCTCCCGCTTCAGCGCGAGTTCGGCTTCCATCGCCTGCATCTCAAGGTTCATCTTCTGCATTTCGAGTTCGCCCTTCTGGGCCTCTCGCTGCATCTGGGCCTGTATCTGCTGAAGTTTGGCTTCCGCCTCACGCTGCTTGAGCTGAGCGTCCAGCATCCGGCCTTCCTGCTCGGCCTGCATCTTGGCTGCTTCAGCCTGTGCCTTGGACTGCAATTCCTGCTGCTTCATCGCCATTTCGGCCTGAGAACGCTTGTCCTCGGCTTCAAGGCGCTTGGCCTCCATTTCGGTCTCAGCCTTGACCTTCTCGGCTTCCGGGTTCGGCTGCGGCTGGCCTGCCTTGGCCTTCATGCTCTCAACGAACTCGTCAATCGTGCTTTCAAGCTCTCGACCGACCCTGAACGCACCCGTGCCGAACTTCAGCAACTCGCCAGCCATGCCCGCGCTGGACGGTTCCGCTGCGATCATCTGCCCAAGCTGCGGGAGGATGCCCCCGAGAGCCGCCAGGAACTCACCGCGACGCTGTTTCTCCGCGTCCTCGTCCGGCTGGATCGTCGAATCCGTCTCGATATCCATGACGAAGGGACGAAGGCGGTTATCCTTGAGGAACGCCGTGATCTTCTCGACCGTTGGCTGAGCCCGTAGCTTCTTCGCCTGCTCGCCAAGCTGTTCAATCTGCCCCTCAGCCTGCTTCAGAAGCCCTTGGGCGGCCCCCGGGTTAGACTGGGCCATCTGCATGGCCTCGGGGCTCTGTTGCGCCTGTTGGACCTGCATGGCGATCTGCTGCGCCTGCTGCTCCAACTGCTTCACCTGCGCCGCAATGGCCTGATCCGTGGGGATCTCCAATTGCGACATTTCAATCAGGGTCTTCGGGGCGAACTGTTCCGCCATGATCTCGGAGGCGATCCTCACGAGATCGCGGGCGAGCCTCACAAGCTCAGCCTGCTTGTCCCTGATCCGAACCGATCCGTATTGGCTCTTGAGCTGCTGCGCTCCAAGGGTCTCGTTGGCGTCAGTTGACCCCCTCATGATGTCCGAGAGGCCCATGATCTGGTAAACGTCGTCGATGAGCTGCTTGCGAAGATCGACCAGGGACGCAACCGTGGTCACGATCATGTCGATCGGCAGCCAAACAATGCTGTCCTTCGGCGCAGACCCGCCAAATCCCGCCCAATTCGAGATTGGGATCAGGATGCGGCGCTTGTCCATCGACTGGGCAGCGGTCTCGACAGCATCACCCAATTCGCCAGCACCAGCCGGGTAGAAGCCCCTCGCCTGAATGGACTGCGACAGGGCATGGATGCGCCCCGTCAGTTCGTTGATCTCCTCCAACTGGTCCTTGTAGTAAACCATATCCGGGACGGGGATCAGCGAGCGGCGCTGAAGGGTCGCATAGGCCGGGCGCGGGCACGGGAAGAACCCGTCAAGGTTCAGATGCGGCTTATCATCGTCCAGAAGCTTGTCGCAGCCCTCGGCAACCCACATGACGCGGTTGTCGGCCTTCGACCAGATTTCCCAGACCTTGGCGCGGGATCGATTATCAGACGCCCCGTTGTCCCTATCGTCCTTCTGAACCGTGTATTCGGCGTTCTGATACGCATTCCCAGAGGTTGCGCCGAAACGCTTCCTCATTTCCTTCTTCGTCAGATAGGAGGCCTTCGCAACCCAGCCGACCTCGGACCATGACCGGGCCGGCTCGTGGAGGAAGTCCTTGCGATCAGCGAACTCGACGCAGACGCGCTCCGTCGCCGTGTCGCTCTCCTGCTTCGTCTCATAGCGGACCCAGGCAACGCCACGACCGACCACGGCCACGTCGTCGCGGACCATCTTCATCACGCTGTCGATATCGTTCAGATCGAAGGTGACGATGGCGCACCGCTCAAGCAACTCAGAGGCGGTGCGATAAAGCGGCCGGCGATCCTTGAACTTCGGAACCACCACAGGAACAGGCGGGCGGGCATAGATCGAAGGCTTCAGCACCTCGACATTCGCCCAGAACAACTGAAACTCGCGGTCCCGGCTCACATCGGCCAGGTTCTTCAGGTTGGCATAGAGCTTATCGATGTTGTCGCACTTGTCCTGCCAGTCCTTGAACGCCTTTTCGGCATCCTTGATTGAGGCAAGCCACACCTTCGCGCTCTTGGGGGCAGCTTCCTCGTTAACGTCTTCGGGAAGCTCAGCCTCTCCAATCAATGGTTATGCCTCATAGCTTGATCCTTCCTCCCCCGCCCTCTCGGACAGGCGGGATGATGAACTTGCCCGGTGGCGGGGTCGGAGTGCGGTCAACCGTCAGAACCGGCGTCTTGCGCCATGACAGCGACAGGTATCGAAAGGCGTCCGCAAGATGGCTCGACCAGTCGTGAAGCTCGCTCGCCTTGAACGCCTTTTTCTCGTCGTCCCATTCGCGCCGATACTGCTCAAGAGCAGCAATGCCCTCATCCTCACAGCGAGGGTGAAACACGCACCTCGCCAGCGTCTGACGGGCGGCGTTGATGCCGTCCAGCTTCGTCGCATCGGGGCAAAGCTCAGGGTTCAGCCCAAAGCCTCGCATGGCCTCGACACGGGTTCGGCCGGATATCCATTCCTTGACCTTCGCATCGTGCGGAACGTAGTCCACACCCAAAGGCCAGCCGCGTTCCTCATGGCGCTTGTGAACGATGTCCGCGTAATGATCCAAGCCGACACCCGATGCCGTGTAGCAATCGAGGATGAAGACCTGAGCCCCTACGACCTGAAACCACCAGATTGACGTATCGTCCCTGACGCCGATGTCCCAGGCTCTATGGACTTGCCGGCCGGGGATCGGCTCAATCTCTGCAATCCGCCCCTCTTTGCGGACAGTGACCATCTCTCGTGCATAGAAAGCGCCGAGAATGGCCGCGTTGAAGGAGCAGAGGTATTCCTGCTCGAACTGAGCCGTGCCGATGTCCTCGCCATACAGCGCGACATATTCCTTCAGGCTCTCTTCAACCTGTTCAGGGGATAGCGCCCCGGTGTCGTGAACGCTCAGGACCTCGGCAAACCAGCCGGGGTGGCCCTTCGCCATGTCCAGAAGCGACTTGAAGTGGTTCCGACCCCTCGGAGTAGAGATGAACGTTGCCCAGCCGGCGTTTTCCTCCAGCATCGGGCGGATGTAGCCCCATGCACTCGGGTTGGCCAAGGCGAACTCAGAGAACGTCACGCCAGCCACGCCAGCGCCGACCAGATTGTTGTATCGGTCAGATCCGATGAGCTGCCACGTCGCGCCATTCTTCAGGCGCATGAACATCGACTGCTCGTCCTTGCTCTCCCTGATCTCAGGCGGGAAAGCCTCGTCGATCCTTCGCTTACCAGTGTGCGGGTTGACCGCCGTCCAGATCGCCTTACGGGCCTGTTCGAATTCGGGTAGGCAGTGCCAGTATGACGCCGGGCGCTCGAACATCGCCACCGCCGTCCTGTGCAACAGCACATCGTCCTTGCCAGCTCGACGATGCCAGGCCGCGATAGCCCGCTTGCCGCCCTTCTCCAGATAATCCCACAGTGGCCTTTGATACGGACGGGGCTTCCATCCGTTCGGAAGGCTAATCCGCAAAGCGCCTGATCTCGACCACGAGAGCGCCGCCGTCAGGGCCGCTGTGCTCTAGCTGCTGCTTCTCTCGCCACTCCTCGGGCGCGCTGTTCTTCAGGGCGAAAATGCGGGCCGTTACCTCTGGACCGCTGGTGCTGCCCAGCATCGAACGCTCCAGAAACAGCGTCCTTTTGGCCTGCCCCTTTTTCATAGCGTCGGAAAACTCGGGGTGATGTTTGGCCCATTCGTGAGCGGTGTCGCGGTGAAAGCCAAGTTCAGCCATAGCAGCAGTCAACGAAAGCCCCGTGGCCATCAGTGACACCAGCTCGGCGCAATAGGCCTCTTTGTACTCGCTAGGCCTACCGACCTTTGCCATTTCACAGATCGCGCCGGTTTGAGCGGTCGCGCTCCTAGTTGGGGCTACTCAGCCCATTCCTTGATGCAGCAGTATGCGAAGGCCGCAGCCGCAAGACCGCAGGCGAAAACGCCCGTCAGGAATCCGACCACGAAGGCCATAGCCAATCCATCAGAGCCAGAACCAGGACTGTGCCTATGGGGAGGGTGAGGGAGTAGAGGATCAACGATAGAGCCGCCAGTCACGCATCGCATAAGCG